GGATAACATATTAGAAGTTAATTATAGAATTACTTCTACAAGTATTGATTCTCCAATGACCGAAGTCAGTCGATCTCAGTATCAAGGCTATTCTAATAAAACAGCAAAAGGAACTCCCACTTCTTTTTTTATTCAAAGATTTATTGATCGAACAACTATAACTGTATATTTAACTCCTGGGGCAGCGCAAGATGGAAATAAATTAAATTTATATTATGTACGAAGAATTCAGGATGCAGGTGCTTATACAAATGCAAGTAATGTACCCTACAGATTTGCACCTTGTATGACAGCGGGACTAGCATTTTATTTATCCCAAAAAAATGTGCCCCAAAGGTCGCAGGAATTAAAACTTTATTATGAGGATGAATTGGCTAGAGCCATAAAAGAGGACGCTGATATTACAAGTACTTATATCGCACCTAAGGTTTACTATCCTAACGCTTAATTATGACTACATTTGCTTCAGGTAAACATGCACTTGCTATTTCAGATAGATCTGGATTAGCTTTTCCTTATCTGGAAATGGTAAGAGAATGGAATGGCGCGTGGGTTCATTTTTCAGAATTTGAACCTAAACAACCTCAATTGGAACCTAAACCTACAAGTGCGGATCCTCAAGCTTTACAACGAGCTAGACCTTCAAGAGTAGCTTTTGCTACGCCGGCTCCCTTAAATGATAATCCTTTTACCACTGAGATAGGCACTACAGTTATTGTAAACCAAAATAGACATCAACGATCTACTGGAGATGCAGTTAGATTTTATCAAGTTAAAAATCCTGTAGGAGGGGTAGCTATATCTACTTTTGAATTAAGCACCACTTTAGCTACAACTATTACAGCTACAGATACTTCTATTGTACTAACCGATGGTTCGCAATTTCCTACCTCAGGATATATTGTCATTGAAGCAACTGACACAGATCAATCTTCGTTACAGTATGGAAAAATTACTAGTGAAACTATTCAATATACCGGTCGAAGCACAAATACTTTAACAGGCTGTACTCGAGGAACGGCTGCTCCTTCTTATGGGGAAACACCAGTTTCTACGACAGCGGCAGCTCATACAGCAGGGGCTAAAATTTATGGCTCCTATGAAATAACTAAAATCGACAGTTCTCTTCCTTATGCAGGAGAACCATCAACATTAACTGTAAGCAATAGTTTTAGTTTTACTTTAGCAAACGCTGCTACTAGTATAGCAACAGGAGGAGGATTTTTTGTTTTCGGTGGACCCGTAAACGATAGATCATAATGTTTAAATTTATTAAAAAATTATTTGGTAAAAAAGAAGTTCCAACAGTAGCGCCACCCAAACCAAAACCAACTCACTGCACTGTTCATAAAAGATATATGAAGAGTTGCTCAAGCTGTAACACTATTGTACAAAGGGGTTATTAATTATGGCTACATATACACTCGCAGAATTAGAAGCTGACATTAGAGGTTATGCCGAAGTAGACAGTACTGTTTTTAGTGGTGCTGTTCTAAGCAGATTTATAGGAAATGCAGAAAATAGAATTTTATATGATCTCCCTATGGATTCTGATAGAAAAATGGCTACTGGGAATTTTGCGCTTGATAATAATACTATTAATGTTGACGCAGGAGCTTTGTTTGTTCGTGCTGTTGAAGTATTTGATTCCACCTCATCAACTGATGGAAATTCCGTTTTTTTACAGAAAAAAGATGTCACTTATTTAAGAGAATATGTAGCAAAGTTAACAGGACCTGCGGGAGGACTTACAGGACAAGATGTTACTGGCCAACCTAAATATTATGCAATGTTTGGAGGAGCTACGGGCTTGAGTGACACAACTTCAGGAGGGCTTCTTCTAGCCCCTACGCCGGACGCGACATATGCTTTTAGACTTTATTATAATGCACAACCTACAAGTCTAGTGACTAATACCTCTGGGACTTATCTCAGCCGATACTTTGCTAGTGGCCTTTTATATGGCTGCTTAGTAGAGGCTTTTGGATATTTAAAAGGACCGATGGATATATTGACACTATATGAAAACAAGTATAAACAAGAAGTACAGAAGTTTGCAGGAATGCAACTTGGAAGAAGAAGACGAGACGATTACACTGATGGTACGGTTCGTATCCCAGTTAAATCACCGTCACCTTAAAGGATTAAATTATGGCAATAACATCAGCAATTTGTAACAGCTTTAAAGAAGAAATTTTACAAGGAGGACATTGTTTAAATGCCTCTGGAAGTACGGCTGCCGGAAATACGATTAAACTGGCTTTATATTCAAGCAACTCAGCGACATTAAGTAAATCAACAACAGTTTACGCTGCACCCGCAGATGCCACTGCCGATCCAACTTCAACTTATGAAGTTACAACTACATCTTCAGGATATTCAGGCGGAGGAAATACTTTAACAAATATTGATGTTACTTTAGATAGTGACACCGCGGTTTGTGATTTTGCCGATACCAGTTGGACATCGGCTAGTTTTACTGCACGAGGATGTTTGCTTTATAATACTACTGCTATTACAGGATTTACTACTAATCGATCCGTCATTGTTATCAATTTTGGTGGGGACAAAACAGTTACTAGTGGAACATTCACGATTGAATTTCCAGCAGCAGCTGCATCAACAGCGATCATCCAGCTAGCGTAAGGAGTCCTTCCTTATGGCTAACACTTGGAATCAAGCCTTAACAACCTGGGGTCAGAATACCTGGGGTCAACAAGCTGACGTCACTCTTACATTAACAGGACTCTCAGCAACTTCATCACTTGGAAGTGTTGTAGCTTTCAATGAACAAGGATGGGGTAGAGATACTTGGGGATTTGAAAACTGGGGCGAATCAGCACTTACAGTTCCTCTTACAGGTCTTTCCATGACTTCAGCATTAGGATCTCCTACACCAGGATGGGGAGAGCTTGCTTGGAATAATAGTGATTATGGTTGGGGCTATCCAGTAATTCCTCAACAACAAATGGGACTTACAGGAATTTCCGCAACTTCCGCTTTAGGCTCTCCTACAGTTACTCCAGAGACGATTGCATCATTGACGGGACTTTCTGCCACTTCTGCCCTTGGATCCGTAACTACAATAATCGGAGTTCCTTTAACAGGAATTTCAGCGACAACTTCAGTTGGAACACCAACTGCAAGGTCCTATCATACAATTTCTTTAACTGGTCTTTCTGCTACTACGGCGGAGGGAAGTGTAAACATCACATCTAATCCTACTGTTCAGCCCACAGGAGTTTCAGCAACATCATCGGTTGGAGCAATTACTCCACCAGCTCAAACAATGGGACTTACTGGAATTTCAGCTACGAGTGCTGTAGGAGCTATTACACCAGCTGATGTGATGGGACTTACAGGACAGTCAGCAACAACTACGTTAGGAACCGTTTCTCCTTTACATTATGAAGTTGACACTATTACCGGGTCCACATCCTATACAGATACTACCATAACTGGGTCCACGTCCTATACAAGTGTTGACATCACTGGCTATACCGCTTATACAAAAGATACACACGCGGCTTAATAGGAGAAAATATGGCTTCAAATTATACAAATTTAGGGGTTCAACTCATGACTACCGGCGAGAAGGCTGGTACGTGGGGGACTCTCACTAACACAAACTGGAACATCATGGAACAGATTTCTGGTGGTTATACAACACAAGCTCTTACTGATGGTGGAACAGTTACTTTAACCAAAAATGATGGAACGACGGGGGCTACACTGGCTACTCGTGTTATTAAATTAACAGGAACATTGTCTGTTGGAAATGCTATTGTAACGGTACCAGACAGTATTGAAAACTGGTGGCTCGTTAACAATGCAGAAGGTGGTAGTACTTATACCGTTACCTTTAAAACAGTTTCTGGCACAGGGGTCGAATGGGCGGCAGGAGTTACAGGAACAAAATTACTTTATACAGATGGAACAAATGTTTTAGATGCTGGTGCTGATTTGGGAATAGCGGTCTCGGCAGGCAATGGAATATCAACGTCCGGGACTTCAACGGTTACTGTCTCTGCTAATCCAGCAATGACACCTTATATTTCTAGTACCGGAAAAGTATTAGTATTTGGATTTTAATAGGAGGAAAATATGGCAAGTGAAGTAATGAAAGTAAAGCTGGTAGCAGGAGTTACAAATTCTGAAAATGATTTGTTAACGGCAGCATCAGGTAAAACTTTAACGATACTTAATATATCGATTTGTGAAACGGCGGGAGCTGATGAAACT